ATAGAATTATATACTAAAATAGTAACTTTATATCCAGAATTTGTTGCACAAGTAGCGGCTGGAGATAAGAAAATATTACTTGATAATCCTTTGATTATAAAATCAACAATATTATCAGATTCACAATATCCAATTCCTTATCTATATCCAGGTTTAGAATCATTTAAACACAAAAGAAATTTAAAAAGAATGGATTATTCTATTGCTGCAAGAGTAATTAGTGCTATACTTCATGTAACTGCTGGTAATGATAACTTTCCATTGACAGAAGACCAAGAAGAAACATTAGATGATTTAGAACAAAAATTTCGCTGGAGAGAAGGATTTAGTACGGAGGAAGTTGAAAGAGTATTTACTTTATTTACTAACCATACTGTAACATTGAATTGGGTATTTCCAGATGTGGAAGCATTATTGAATGATAAAAAATATGATGCAGTAAATAAAGATATTATATTAGCTTTGGGATTTCCTAGAATATTAATTACAGGTGAAACAGAACGGTCATTTACTTCTGACCCTGAAATAGCTACACTATCTCCCACAAGTACTATGGAAATTATGAGAGATGCTTTAATGCCTGTTATTCATAAAATATTTTATGAAGTAAAAGAACAAAATGAATTAAAAAGTGACCTGCCTGATATAGAATTTACACCTATTAATTTATTAGGGTTAAGATTATATTACGAAGGTTTATCAAAATTATATGATACAGGAAATCTATCTAGAACATCCTATGCAAAGTCTTATGGATATGATATATCAGAAGAATTTGCTAAAAAAGAAGAAGAAAAGAAAATGTTAAAAACTTATGGTTTAGATGAAGAAGTGCTTGCACCTGGAGGTAAAGAACAATTAACTATTAAAGATAATCAGATGCAAAAACAACAGAAAATAAAACAAGACCAAGTGATGGAACAACAAAAATTAAAACAAGAAAATGATAATAAACAGGTTAAACAAGTTAAACCAGGCGCACCTGTTGGTAATGATAACGGTAAACAGGCATAAAAGAGGTAAAATATTATGAAAACAATCACGTTACAAGCTTTTGATGTAAAATTAATGATAGATAAATTGGAGATAGAAGAAATGGCAGCTTCGGCTTCCATATCTTTAAATCCAAATGTTGCTTGGATGAAATTCCTGCTTACTGATGATAAACATAATGCTAATAGGCAGAGAATACCAAGAGAAGAATTTGCAAATGTTTTAAGAACGGGTTTATTCATGCCATTAAAAATGGCATACGGAGATATATCCGAAGGGCATGCTGATACATTCCCTTTGGGTGTTATGACTCATTTAAAAACTGAAGGCAATTCAATCCAGGCACTAGCGGCTCTTTGGGATAGAGAGAGACACGAAGATGTAGAGTTTCTCAGAAGTAGATACTCCGAGGGAAAGGGTATCAACATTTCTTGGGAACTAACCTATACAGATGAAGAAAATGAAGATGATGGGGTGGCATTAAAAAATGTATCTATGAACGCTGCGACCATTGTAGGTATGCCAGCGTATCAAGGAAGAACTCCAGCACTTGCACTATCTTCTAAGGAAAAAGGAGATTCGATGGAAAACACGATTGAATTAACTGAACATGAAAGACTAATGAATGAGCAGAAACAACAGTATGAAACTAAAGTTTCTGAAATTCAAGCAAGTTTTGAAGAAGTTCAAACTGAATTAGTTACGTTAAAACCTCAGTTAGAGGATTTGACAAACTTTAAGAAAACTATTGAAGCTGCAGAAGCTAAGAAAGAAAAACTTGCTTCAATTAAACAAAAATTTGTGGATGCTAATCTTGAAATTACAGATGAGTATTTCAACGAAAGAACGGAAGCTTTCGCAGGGATGTCTGATGAGCAACTAGAGTTCTTTATTCAAGAACTTGTAGCAGCTTTTGAAAAACCTTCTGATAAGGATGGTAAAGCTACAGCGTCAATCAGCATTACTTCTAAGAAAGTTCCTCAAATAAATACACCTGATTCTGGTACAATTACACCAGCAGATATTGTAAAATATCTAAAAGAACAAAACTAAGGAGCGATATTAGCTATGGAAATCAATAAATATACTGATATTATAGGTGTTATAGCCTGTGGTGACGTTGTAGAAGGCCGCATGGTTTTGCTTACTTCTCATGGCTCAAGCTATGATTTTGGCAGTAGAGCAGACTTGTTTGGTGTAAGAGTACCTGCAAGTGCATCTGAGGCCTTAAAAGCTAAGTACATTGTATCTTGGCCTGTAAGCAATTCACAAGTTACAGATGATATTAAAATGTTAGTCCCAATGCCTTCCTATGATTGGTCACTAAGACAGGGTGGATTTGGTGCAGCGGGAAATGTCCCGTTCACATCAAAAATCTTCTTAACTTACCCTGGAAATCAAAATGGGGTAACAATCCCTTCGGGTTATCAAGCTTTGGCATTTGACAAAGGCGTATTCACAGTACAATCTGGTGGATTTACATTCTCTGCTGCTATTATGGCGGCTGGTGCTCCTTTAAGAGTAAAGAATGTCGCTGATGACACTTTAGCTGAGGCTGGTAAATTAGTTTACGATGCTGCATCTGGTATTATTGCTGTCGTTGAACGGTTTAATTCTGATGAGGGTTCTTTAACCTTCAGAACACTATAAAAAAGGAGAATACTAATTATGGCTGATGAAAAACAAATTCAAGAAGCTATTGCATCAATGGTGCAGGATAAAAGCCAAAGAGATGCGTTAGCAGAAATTATCGTTGAATACGTACAGCCTAACCATTTAACAGGACAGATTGTTGGTAATCTTTTAAACACTAGAGCTTTGAAACCTGGCGATAGCCTTGTAAAGAAAGTTAGAAGAGGCATTAGAGTTAGAACTTTAGTTCCTGGTGCAGTTCATCTCGCAAGTGAAATGACTGTTTCAGAAAGAATCAACTATGTGTTAGATGGTGCTGACGTGAAAGTTACCTATAACGAGTGGGAAATGGATAGTGGTGAAATTGGCACTCTTCAAGAAATTAGAGCAGAAATGGCTGCAAAGTTACAAGATTATTTCTATAATAAAATCTTTACAGCTTTAGGTACCATTTGGACTGCTGGAAATACCCCTAACAACTATGTTTCTGTTGGTGGTGTATTGACTGATACTGCTTTAATTACCGCAATCAATAGAATTAACCAGACAACTTCTGGTGCGAAAGCTATTGTAGGTGCTCGCTCTGTTATTACTCCAATCTCTAAATTTGCTGGGTTCTGGAGTAGAGATGGTTCAAACTATACTGGCTCTCAAACCAAGATTGATGAGGTTTTGAATACTGGTAAAATTGGTGTGTTCTACGGTGTTCCTATCGTAGCAATTGACCAAGTTTATAACAATCCTGAAGACTACCAGAAACTTATTCCTGAAACTTTTGTTCTTGTTATTGGTGAAGGAGTTGGTGAATTTATTACTTATGGTGATGTAAAACAGAAACAATGGTCAGATATGAATCCTACGCCTCCACAGTGGATGCTTGAACTTTATCAACAGTTCGGTATGATAATTGATAATGCTCAGGGAATTTATATGCTCAACAACGTAACACCCTAAGTTACAAAAATAATTATGGGGGAGGCGAAAGTCTCCCCCACTTAAAATTTAGAAAGGAGTAATTTATTATGACGGATTTAGATTTATATGCTGCCATGCAAGAGGGAAAAGAACCACTTGCTAGGTATAGAAAAACAATCGTAGGAAAGGTGCACGTAATTGCTCTTAACCCCTTTTCGGATGCTCCAGAAGGGGTTATTCTTGAAGGAGATAGTGAGAAATCTTATTTAGAATTTTGGAGTACAAAACAACTTGTATTTTTTGAAAGAATGAATAGAAATCATGTAGAAGCTGGAAGAATTGTAAAAATGGAGAAAACTCCAGAACCTCCTCCAGTTACTCCTAATCAACTTTCAGACGATGATATTGATAAACTTCTAAATGAGAAATTTTTATCTTTGAAAAGTAGAGTAAGTAAATTTACAGATACAGCACCCTTATTGAGACTTTTAAACAGAGCTAGAGAACTAGAAAAATCAGAAAAAATTATTAAATATCTAGAGGAAGCTATGTCTAACCTTGAATTAGAGAAGTATGAACAATAATGGCTACAGATTTAAATTACCTTATCCCAAGATTAAGATTAAAATTAGGAGATTTAAATCCATCTAGTTATAGATATTTAGATGATTGGTTACATTCAGCTTTAATAGGTTCAGTAGATGCATTACAACGCTGGTGGGATGATAAATATCAAATAGATGAGAATAATAGAGTTTATCCTAATATATTGAGAAGAGATGTTCAACCCATTATATTGATGGCATGTATTATTGTCAAAAGTGGAAGTTTAGAAAGTTTTTCATGGAATGTAGGTTCATGGAGAGATGCAGAGATTTCATTTTCAAATATTGAAGGTAGTAGAGATAAACAAGAATCACTAAAAAGAGATTGGGATGAATTAAATTTACTATTAACAGCACCTAATAAGAAATTAGCAGGTTCTGTTAAGGGACATTTGCCTGGATATGTTGGAACAACTGAAATGGGGCAAGGTGATGAATATTTAACATTCGTAGATAACAAAGAATAAGAAAAGGAAGGGTTTTATGGAAGAAAATAATATTAAAGGATTATGGATTTCAGACGCAGTTGCAGCAACTGGTTTTGCTAGAGTTGCTCACTCAATTATAGGAAGTTTACCCACAGAATATGAGATTCACCACTTAGGAATTAACTATTTTGGTGACCCTCATCCATATAAGCATAAGATTTACCCTGCTAGTTTAGGTGGAGATGTTTACGGTCTTGGTAGATTGGAGAGTATGGTGTTAGGACTAAGGCCTGATTTTATATTTATGATAAATGACCCATGGGTAATTTCAATGTACCTCAATGAACTAAGAAAAATTAAGAAGGAACTTCTACCACCTATAGTAGTATATTTCCCTGTGGATGCTAAAGAGCATAGCCCAAGTTTTTATCAGAGTTTTGATTTAGTTAAAGAAGTATGTGTATATACTAATTTTGGAAAAGATGTTATCTTAGATACAAAATCTCCAAATATATCGTCAAATAAAATTCATATCATTCCGCATGGAATTTCTTCAAGTATTTTTTACCCAATGGATTCTACTTTTTCTAGACAAGCTCTATATCCTCAAGAAAGAATGGAAGAGTTTTTAAATTCTTTTATTGTGTTTAATGGAAATAGAAACCAACCTAGAAAAAGAATGGATATAACTATGTGGGCGTTTAGAGAATTTCAAAAGGATAAACCAGATGTAAAATTATATCTTCATATGGGAATACAAGATTTAGGATATAATGTAGCAGAATTGGCGGTTAGATATGGATTTGACAACAAGTTGATTTTGTCTACTACATCAAATCAAATTCCAAGTTTACCAGAAGAGAGATTAAATATTGTTTATAACGCCTGTGATGTAGGCATAAATACATCAATTGGAGAGGGTTGGGGGCTGGTTAATTGGGAACATGCTGCTACGGGTAAATTACAAATTATGCCTAATCATTCTGCTTTGTCAGAAATATGGGAAAATGAAAATACAGCAATTTTACTTCCTACAATTATGGATGAGATGGTAGAAAGAGTAAATACTGTTGGCAGAGTGGTTGATTTAAATTCTTTAGTAGAAGCACTAAATTGGGCATATGATGATTGGAAAAATAATGGTGCTGATAAGATAAAAGCAATTGGTCAAAAAGGTTATGAACTCACTAAAGAAAGAAAATTTAAGTGGAAAAGTGTAGCTGATAAGTTTGATTATGTAATAAAGAAGGCAATTAAATGACAATTTTTTGGCCTGAAACAACAGATACAATTGATGCAATCAGAGAAGCAATAGGAAGAAATATAACTATTCTTGTTACAACATCTGGTGTACCATGTTCTGTGTGTAGTTTAAATCCTGTTTCTAATCTATCTACTAATCCTTTCTGTCCAGTTTGTGGTGGCACATATTGGACAAATACTAGTTCTGGATATGTGGTAAATGCACATGTAACTATAGGTGAAATTGATTTACCTTGGAGAGTAGCTGGTGGATATTTAGAGAAGGGTGAGGCTGTAGTTCAAATAAAATATAATACTCAAAATCTATATTTAGTTGAGCATGCTGAACATTATATTGTAGATAGAAAAATTTACTTACAAGATGATATATCATATCGGGGTGTTCCTGATATAAACAGGATGGTTATAACACTTAAAGAACAGGAAGGTTAATATGACAGGAGAAATTATAATTGAAGGTTTGGATTTAGTAGATGCTCTTAATGTAATTGAAAATAAAAAAGATAAGTTTGTTGCAATTATGCTAAGTGATATTGAATTACAATTTCCTAAGAATGGAAAAGATTTTAAATTCATTAGAAAAGTTATTCTTGATGGAATGAATGATTATACAAGGTCTTATCTAAGAATCTTATTTGGAGATGTAGAAGGACTTGTGATGAAATAGTATGGACAATGCAGCAAATTATTTTAAAGATATGTCATGGAAAGCTAAAAAATTAATTGCTGAAACTTCAAGTATAGCTAATGATTTTGCTGGAAGAATGGGAAGAATAGAACAAAGAGTTTTAGTAGAGTATGTAACTCTTCCTTCATCTGCTCCTATTGATGAATATACTTTAAAAATGAAATTTATTAAAATTTATAATAGAACTTATGCAGAAATTTTTAAACAAGAGATATTAGACGCTGCTTTTAAATCTATTGAGTATACTAGAAAGTATAAATTTTTTATACAACTTTCTACACTGGTAGATAAAAATATTAATTATATTTTAAAAGCATTAGTATCAGAAGGAATTGGAGGAGCTAGATTAGTAATGGAAATGGTAGCTGGCGACTTTAATGATTTAATGGAAGGTGTAGAAACAGCAAGAACAAATTTAAATGCTTATAACCAATATACACGTTGGAAAAAAATGCCTAATAAAGCAAGGCGTGACATGGTATGGAAAGAATTTGTTTGGCCTGATGATAAATATTATGATAAGACCATAAAAGAAAGATTTTCTGCGTGGGGTAATACAGCCCCTTATTGGGTTTTATTAGACCAAGGAAATCAAGAATTTGAAGGGGCTTATCCTAAATTTACAGCAACAGAATTTTTCTACGGTGCATGTGTAAAAATAATAGCTGATTTAAGTGAACGTGTCGTATCATATAAAGCTGAATTTGGAAATAAAAATTCTGTAGAATCTACAATAAGATACGAGACACAAACAGTTACAATAGAAGTATCTAATTTAATTAGAAAAGCAGTAGCAGAGTTTGAGCGTAATCCAAGTTATTATAATCCTGGTGATGAATTTCAAAGATATACAGATATTATGGATGGCTACGAATATAAGATTTACGTAACTCCAAAAAGAAAAGTAGGAGTACCTAGGGTTAGATAAATATGAATTTAGACATAAAACAGAATTTAAGTTTATACTATTATGTAAAGGTTGTGTTATCGGGGTATCCAACTGTGAATGTAACAGATGACTATCCCAATACCGAACTGATATTACCCTCGGTATCAGTTGTAGGTAATGACGTAATACCCAAGCCGCTTGAATTAGGAAATAGGCATGGAACTAGAAATAGATTATGGGATATTGAAATTTATGGAGCTAATAAAAATCAGAGAGATGAAATTACTTATGTTTTATTAGATGACTTAGAAGAAGGTATTCCAGTTTACGACTATGACTATGGATTTCCGCCTAGTGGAGTACCTCAAATTGGGGTACTAAATATAAAACCAAACACACTAGTTGCAGCACCAAGCAGAGTATTTCCAGACTTAACGGAAAGACTTTATTGGAGAGCTAGTATAAAATTTTTGACAGAATACGAAAGTATTACTTAGGAGGTCTCTATAATGGCTAGAAGATTAGCAATTCCATCAAAAGCTGTAGAGCTAAAAATTGTAGGAGCAAGGGACTCTTTGGTTATTCCTAGAGTACAGAGATTGTCCGTAACTGCTGATAGACCTTCAACTGATATTGATGAATTGGGTAATAGACTACACTCAGGAACAATTGAAGATATTCCTGCAATAACTGTAACCTTTCAGGCTATGGATGTTGGAATTAAATTGTTTGCAATTTTAACTGGTAAAGATTGGGCAGCTTATCCAGCTAGTGGTGTTAGTATTACTGAATTAACCGATTCGGATATTATTACACTTATTAAAAGTGATTCAGTTGAAGACTATGTAAAAATGTCACATGCTCGGCGTTGTGTAATCAGAGATTTTACTTTCACCTACACGGTGGATGGAGAATCTACTGAAGAGTATACCATGATTGGTACTCAGAAAAGATGGTTTAAAAATGATGTTTATGTCCAGAAGGAAACTACTGGTACTACCACATTTACTTTAACCTATACTCCTGTTGCACTAAAGAGCGGTAATAAAGCATTATCCGTTATCTTAGATGGTGTTTATTTAACTGAAAAATTAACTGCAGGCCCAGCAACTGGAGAATATTATATTACTGGTACGACTTTGACAACTGGTGATACCAGAGCAAGTCAATTACTAGTAGTATATCAGATTGCTCCACAAGCTGGAATGAACTGGGTAGATGCTGTTGATGCAACACAACCTGCTGCTGTAAGAGGTATGGATGTTCCTGTTGTAATTGGTGCTGGTGGAATCGAAAGAGTCCAATCAATAACAATTAATGGTACATTCAATCCTGAAGCAGTTAAAGAAATGGGCAATAGAGATATTCTCGGCTATCAGATGCAAATCCCTTCAGTAACTGGTACAATTACTGTACTAGATACTGATGTTGAACTTATTGCATTACTTACCACAGGACAATTGAATCCATCTGGTGTAACTGAATTTGGTGCGTCAGAATTTACTGCGAGTGGTATTAAGCTCTTGGTAAAGTTATATGACCCGGCAGTAAAGACACCCCCATATCCTGCATTAAAAACACTATATATGCCAGCAATTTCTATTACTAATGAAGGATTTACTTCAAATGTTAATCAAAATGCTCAACAGACATTTGATTTTAAGTCCACCACAGGTGAAATTAAAGTCTACAAAGGCTCAGGCATATTCGGATAAAACTTAATTAAATAATAAATTTATAGTAAAAGGTTAAAAAAGGGACTATAATAGAGAAATCTAGATATAGTCCCTTTTCTTTTTATAGGAGTAGAAAATGACAGATATACAAAGAGATATAGAAAAAAATGACGTAGATATTTCAGAACTTTTTAGATGGAATAAAGAAGTAGAAGTTCAAGATGTCTTTACTCAATCAAAAGTTACATTTTATATGAGATTATTGGGAGATGCTGATTTAGGAAAGGCTAGAGTATATGGGTATAGAAAATCTGCAGAATTAAGAAAAAAATTAAAAGATGCTGATAGTGATGAAAGAATAGCTCTTTTAGCAGAATTGGCAGATTTTGCTGACGCTGAAATAATCCTAAGAACAATAGAAATTTTAAGAATACCAGAAATATATCAATCGGCTGTAAAAAATGTAAATGTTAAAGAACCAAAAGAACCTGAAGAAGATGATTTACAAACTTGGGAAGAATTTCAAGCAGAGGTTGATAGCTACTCTGAAAGATTTAGAAATGCTGTTGATAAAGAAGCTGAAAAAATGAGAAATGATGATTTAAAAGTTTTAGAGAAGAAAACAAAGGATGAATTATATGCTATTTATGAAAATGAAATTATAGGTAAAGTATGCCAAGAAGAAATGAACAATGCTTTTTATAATATGGCTATTTATTTATCTTCATATAAAGATAACAAATTTAAAACCCTATCTTTTAAATCTTTCGATAGTTATAATAATGTACATCCTACTTTAAAATCTAGATTGAAAGAAGAATATCAAAGTTTAGAATTAGGTATAGATGTCCTAAAAAAATTGCAAGGAGTAACGGAATAGTAGCTATTTGGTCTACTGTAAAAACAAGCGGGATTCCGTTACATGAAAATCTTCCACCCGCAGATGAACTTCCTTGGACTATCTCCTATGTAATTAGAAAGAGAGCACAAATAGACTCTTTCAATGAATTACCAGAAGAAAAAAGACCAACAGATGTTACAATTTGGTATGGTACAAATAAAGATATTGATGATTGGTTTAAGAAAGTATTTAAAACAAAAGATAAAAATCCAGATGAATTTATATTAAATATAAGCGAGGATGATATAGAATAATATGCCACAATTCTCAAGAGGTACCACAGCAGATATTACTGCATTACGTAATCAATTAGTCCAAGATTTAATTGCTATATCTAATAGTGCTGAAAATACTGGAAAAAGTCTTTCAGGATTAGGTAATGTTATAAATAGTATTTCTAATTTTAAAGTTGGGAATATTTCTGAAGCTGCTACTGCCTTGTCAACTTTTAATAGAGAAATATCAAAACTTAAAATAGCAGATGACCAGTTGAAAGCCTTACAAACTAGTTTTTCTTCTTTAACCAAACAGGTGGTTGAATTTAATACTAAAAGACAAATAGGAGTTCAAAATAGACAAGCTAGTGTAGCACAAGCAAATATTCCAGTTACTAATTTTAAAAGTTCAGCAGGTGATTTAATTGATAAAAGAGTTGCAGAACAAAAAGCAGCATCTCTTAAAGATACAGCCACTAGAACTCAAGCATCCTTAGAGGTTATAAAGGCTATTTGGACTATGAATGAACAAATAGCTCAAAAAATTAGAGAAAAAGAAGCAAGAACTTGGATGGGTGTGGAAATAAGAGGAGAAGGTAGATTTGCTCACGGGCCTCCATCGGCTACAAACACTACAGGTACTCAAGGAACTTCTGCAGCAAGTTTAGCTAATGAAACTCCAAAAGGTAAAGAAGAGTGGTATAAAAAGACAGACCGTGAATTAAATGCCCAAACCTTTAAAGAAATGGGGTTTGGTGATGTTGCTATTAAAAACCTAACTACTCAATTAGAAGCATATGGAATGAAAGTTGGTAGTGTTTCTAAGCCAATGTCTGAAATGAGTACTGGTATTACTACCATGACAATGCAAGCTCAATCTGCTACTGGTGTCATGAGAACATTTACTGCTCATATAGACAGAAATGGAGTTGTCTTAGGAGATACTCAAAAGAGATTTAGAAGCTTTGGTAGTGCCATTATGCGTGATGTTGTAGAGGTTTTAAAATGGACAATTGCTATTACTGCTATATATACTCCTATAAGAAAATTTAGTGAGATGCTTGAGCAAGCTAAGAAAATTCAATTAGATATGGTTGATGCTCAAGTCGCACTAGGAAATTCTAGCAGAAATATGCAAACAGTTTGGGAAGCTTCTGCTAGAATAGCTACTGAAACTAGCTCTGCTTTGGAAGGCGTTATTGAAGGATATTCTCTAGCTGTAGCTGCTTCTGCGAGTGCAAGAACTGAAGCAGAAAGAAGAATAACCACAGAAACTTTATTAAAAGATTCTATGGTGTTAGCTAAATTATCTGGACTTGACCAAAAACAATCATTAGATATGTTAGTAGGTGCTTTAAGTCAGTTAGGAATGGGACTAGGACAAGGAACAGCTTTATTAGATTCTTGGGTAGCAGTAGGAAAGAAATCCAATGTATCTGTTAATCAGATGGCACAATCATTTGCTATTGTTGGTAGTGCTGCTGAAGAAGCTGGGTTAAGTTATCACGAATTAAATGCTTTGGTAGGAACATTAGCACAAAATACTACTTTATCTGCTAATGAGTTAGGTAACTCAGTTAGAGGTATTATTGCTGCTATGCAGACAGATAAAGCTCAGGCTGAATTTGCTAAGTATGGTATTGCTACTAAAAATGTTGCTGGTGATTTTAGAGATTTGATGGATATTTTAAGACAATTAAAAACAATGCAACAGGGTGGATTATTAGATGAAAAGGCTATGG